GATCACTTCTTTGAGAAGTTCGATCAGTTCTTGTTTGTCAATACCATCCATAAAACACTCCAAAAACGCCCAAAAGTTACAAGAATTTTAACACTTCTGACGGTTTTACAAACTTATTTTCGTCAAAAGCTGTGTAATCCCACCATAAGAATTGATTGGGGGCTAAATGCTCTCTACTTACCAGTAAATTACGATTTTCCGGATGCCCAAATATTAAGGGGTCAGATACCGACCAAAGCACTATTCCGGGTTTTCCCTCACTCCACGCTAAATGCTGAAAAAAGCTATCGACCCCAATCCAGACGCGGCAATCTTTAATTAATTGACGCAATTCGGGCATCGATAAATTCTTACGAAAATCGGAAACCAGTTGCTCTTCACCTTCTACACCGATTTGCACAATGGGTTCTTTAATCAAGCCAATTAATTCTTTCCAATAGGGGTAGTTTTTTGGGTTATTGCCGCCTTTTATTAGTGGTTTGGCGAAAGGATGTATCAGAATCATAAATAAAGCTTTCTATACGCGTTTTCTAGACTGTCCGTCCATTTCCACTGATCCATTTTCTTGTATATGTTCCACTGATCTAGATCGCCAAAAAGATGCTGCGCTTCGGCTATAGAACGACCAGCAATAATTTCCGGATAGCACGTAAACACAACCGGATTATCCAGCTCAGGCAGTATTTTACTGAACACAATGTGATCCCCAAGGCCACAATTAAGTACCACAATAGGACGCCCACTATAGCTAATGAAGTTTCTGAAAATTTGCTCGTCATGGTCAAACATCTCTCTTTTGGTTTCAGCTCTAATACCGCCTTCAGGGTTTTTCATGTGCCATGATGTTGCATAAGGCGCAGTCAATACTTTGTATCCTTTTAGATACAAGCCATAAGTAAATAGCGTTTCCTCACGATGAGCCACTCGGGATAACCCTAGATTGAAATCGTGAACGCCAGCGCGATACAAGAAAGAGCAATGCAAGTGCATTACTTCGCGGGTGCCTTTAATAAAATCCCATTGAATGTTTGGTTCATTGTTGATATTTTCTATCCGCCCGGTCGATTTTGATGCGTTTACGGGTTTACCTGTAATAATCGACCCGCCAACTGCGCCAACATTTTCAATTTGAGTCGCATGGCTATACAAGCTTTGTAATACAGTTGGCTCTGGAATGCAGTCATCATCTACTCGCCAGACCCAATCATAGCCCATCGTATTGGCTTCTTGATGTATAAAATGCTGGCCTCGTTTAGTGGCATAGCGCCACTCCCATTCGATGCCTTTAATGTTCATTTGGTCAAATAAATGACCATAAATGAAGTTACTTCGCATATCTTGAGGCTCATCGTTATCGTCAAAAATAACAATCTTGTTAGGCAGCCATGTTTGATTGATAACCGCTTGTAAGACAAGCGGTAACGTGGAATGGTATCTACCTCTGGTAGCTATCGAACATAATACTTTACTCATTGTCCCACCTACAAAGCATTAAATTACTGGGGTTAGCAGGTGTAAGTTCTTGCGGCGTCGCAGTCAACTCACCGTGATGATTTATATATTTAAACGTAAAGCTGGGGAAATGGCTTTCGTTTAGCCCATGAAGCCGATGATGTTCGCCCCAAAATCCTTTAGGCTCATTCCACGGCACCGAAATCAATAGCCGTTTGCAGTGAGCTTTTAGCTTTTCCACAATCTCAAGGCCGTTATCTAAATGCTCAATGACTTCAAAAGCGACGATAGTAGCGGCGTGGCCTAAATCATAGGTATTGATATCCGCATGCACAAAGTTTCTGGTAAAGCCCCAATCTTGATCTTTGGCAACTTCAATAATAATCGGGTCATAATCTAGCCCGACATAATCGTAATAGTTGGGAAAAAATTGAGATCCGTATCCCGTAGAACAGCCAATCTCAACCATATTGGTTCTGTCGTCAAGATTTTTAGCCGCCCATTCATACCGCGTTGTTTCTCTTGGAAATACCGGATCGCCTTTTAGGAATACAGCGCGTTCGTAATTGTTAGATAGCCGCCACTTGTACCATTCCATGTTGTATTTTTTCGACAGACGCAATTCATTTAGCAAAAATTTATTGCTCCAATCTGACACTAAATTGGTGTCATGCACGGTGCCTTCGGCTTTATGATATATAGGAAACGACCCATCATCAAAGTTAGCTGTTAGCACAAAGCCGGCATCTGTCGCCTTTTTGCAAAATTCGATATCTTCGCAGCCGCCAGTTTCATACTCTTCATTTAGGAAACCAATTGCATCGAACACTTTACGCTTAATCATTACGCAAAAGAATACGGCAAAGCGCTGCCGGGTAATTTCGGAATACTGTGTCCAAACTGCGGATATATCGCTATCGGTATCAAGCTTATTGATCCAATTATCGCCAAGAATAATAGTGTCGTTATTTAGCAACACTATCTTTTCAAACGAGGCAATTTCAATGCCGCGATTAGTTGCTTTGGCAAAGCCTAACGGCTTTTCATTCCATGCGATAACAATATGGGGGGTGGTTGTCTGCAAATAGGCAAGATATTGCGCCGTATTATCAGTACATCCATTAGCAGAAATGACCAACTCTATGTCGGTCATTTCAGTGTATTTAATTATTGAATCAATACACGGTTTTAGGTACTTCTCACAGTTGTTATAGGTTGGTATAACAATGCTGTATTTTGGGGATTGCATCACTAATCCTTATAGTTAAGTAAGTTTTGATTTTAGCTCATTTATTTCTGCACGTAATTCTTTGATTGCTTCAACAAAATACGGCGCGTATCGAGAATAGTCAACAGTTAGGTATTTTTCGGGATCAATTGGAGCCGGATGCACAATCTCAGGCATATCTTTTTGTGTTGATTGAGCTGATAATCCAACTTCTTTTTTAACCTCATACCCTAATGCTTGAGCTGTTTTATTAGCTTCGTAATAAAAACCTTCTAGGGCACAAATTTTATCTAATGCGTTTTCAATTTTACCTAATTTAGTTTTTAAATTATCGTCAGAATAGTACGCAGTAATATTACCTGTTGCGGTAATGGCACCGTTAACTGCCACGCCCGCAAAAGTTACCGAGCTGGTCGTATTAAGAGTTTGGTTAGCACCGGGGCCAGAGTAACCTGAATAGCCAGACGTACCGGTTGCTCCGGTGGCGCCATTTGATCCGTTTGTACCAGAGTATCCTGAGTAGCCCGAAGTTCCGTTAGTACCATTAGTACCGTTAGTACCGTTATAGCCAGAATACCCAGAAGTTCCGTTTGTACCGTTTGTACCGTTTGTACCGCTATAGCCGCTATACCCCGACGTTCCGACCGCGCCAGTATCAGTAATAGTCCAAAGACTAAAACTTGCTGTTCCAACAACGTACGTCATATTTACAGTTAAAGCGGTGCCTGAAAATGCGGTTATAGTTCCTTCCATAAATTGAGTTGGAACGGAAGTGGCAAATACGCGGATATATTGCCCAACTGCAAAAGCTGTTTGAGTTGGTGACGATAAATTCGTCGTAAAAGATTTACTGCCAAGACCAAGTGTATTGGACGTTGAAGAGGTAAGACCATAATACCCAATTCCGCTATACCCTGAAATACCGCTATAACCTGACCAACCGCTAGTGCCGGAATAGCCGCTATAGCCGCTATAGCCGCTATAGCCGCTATAGCCGCTAATGCCCGATCCGCTATATCCTGATGTGCCGCTATACCCACTAACGCCTGATCCGCTATAGCCTGAAGTGCCGCTATAGCCTGAAATACCACTGTATCCAGAAAGTCCACTAAATCCGCTGTAACCACTAATGCCTAAACCGCTATACCCAGACGCGCCACTGAAACCCGATGCGCCACTGAAACCCGATGCGCCACTATAGCCGCTAATTCCGGAGCCGCTATAGCCAGACGTGCCGCTATAGCCGCTAACTCCTGAACCACTAAAACCTGAAATACCACTATACCCCGAAGCGCCGCTATAGCCTGAAGTGCCGCTATAACCTGAAAACCCACTGTAGCTAGAATAGCCAGACCAGCCGCTGATACCTGACCAGCCGCTAGTGCCAGAATAGCCGCTGTACCCGCTAATTCCAGACCATCCTGATGTGCCGCTATATCCAGACCAACCAGAAATGCCAGACCAACCAGAAACGCCGCTGTAACCACTATATCCTGACAGTCCTAAACCTGAATATCCGCTAAATCCAGAGTATCCAGATACACCTGATCCAGAATATCCAGAAATACCTGAATCGCCAGAATATCCAGAAATACCTGAA